TTAATGTTATCTCTACTGTCATTATTTTTTCTTGAAGATGGACTTAAAGTATTTTTTCCAGCTACCATCATAATGTTTGTTTACAACATTAACTTTAAGCATTGATCCGTAATAGGTGAGTGTAGTTAGGGCTACGAGTGTCCCTAATATTTCGTTTCCTAATAAAAGCATAAGCGATACAAGTGCTAATTCAATTTTATAGTACATTTTTGTAGCTGTTTATTTATTTACACTGGCAAGATAGTAGTGGTGGTTGTTGTCACTTTAGCAGCAATTGGTATGTCTATGTAGCTGTTACAAGGTGCATCAGATAGCACTCTAACAACTGTTGTACCATCAGGCATCTTATCTGTTGCATAACCACTTGCTAAATCAACAGCACTTACACCTGTTTCAAAAGCTGATGTAAATCCATTCACATCTGAGAATAGATAGAAGTTATCAGCATCTGTTCCAATTGATGTCACTGTTACTATTGCCGTCATGTTATTATACGTTTATAGTTGTTGTAGAAGTTGTACAAATATTACCATCAGTAACTCCTCTAACATAAGTTGTTTTGCAACCACATGGCCAATTAAGAACCACGTTATCACAATCTGGATTTACAGGTAAATATACGTTTTCTGTCATTTTAAGGCAAGTAAGTTATATAGTAAACTCCTCGTCCAGGTTGATAGTTAGGGTGTCCTAATCCACCACCTGTGTTACCTATAGTGACATTAGTATTTACAGATAAACTTTGATCACTAGTTTTACCTGCAACAGGATTTCCTGTTGAACTTCGAAGAGCATAACCGGTGTTTCCTCCTCCAGTATTTGATGGTTCTATTGGGTCTAAATTATTAAGACCAGTTCCTGCAGTGTTTGGACCTACAGTTAAGTGAGAGTGACTTTCTGGAGTTACGGTTGATGTTGCATTTGCTGTGTGAGTGTGAGGAGGAATTTGATTTCCATTTAATGCAATACTGTTACTACCATGAGTAGAACCAATCTCATAGTTAGGATTACCAGGTTCAGTAGGATCAACTGCTGTATCTAATTGTCCCCCACCCATTCCTGTTGTAACACCAATAAGCGCTCTACCTCGCAAATCTGGAGTTCCATTCTGACCATTACACAAGAAGATTCTATCCCAATCACCTATACCTGCTCCAGAAATATCAAAGTTACTTAGGAAATTAAATCCACCAGCTGCAGCAACAATTGAATAAGGAACCATTCTGTTACTTACAAGTTGCTCTGTTGGTTGTGAGTCTAGATAGTTTTGAATGTATGTGTTTATGTCTGATATCTTAACGTATGTAGCATCTACATAAGTTACAAAATCAGCAAGCTGTGTTGATAAGCTACACACCTTATAGATTACACTTTGAAGAACTTCATGTGTATCTGTATTTGATGATGGAGATAGACAATCTACATCATATAGTGTGTTTGGGTTTTGGTTCTCAAGTGAGAGTATTCTGTTCTCTAAATCACATAGAGTTTCAATAACTCCAGTTAGATAGTCGTTTAATGTTAGTGGACCACTCACTGGTAAGTTAGATTGAACTAAATCACAAATAACATTAGATGGAATTTCTGGAAATATTCCTGTACCATCTAGTGTAGTTTGTAAGTAGCTGATAATCTGTTGCTCTACATGTAGCAGAGTGTCCCCATTAGATATCCCTAGGTCAGGAATATCTACTCCTGTATATTTTACGCACTTGTCTGAAGTAATTTCAGCACATCCGTTATAACAATTTGTGCAAGTGTTTGACATTATATCTATATTTTAGTAGAGGTTATTTATTCTGTTATACTGGTATCATACTAGTAGTGGTAGTTGTTGTAGGTATACAAACAATGTCCACATCAAATGTACAATCGAAAGGATTCTCAGTAGTACTTGTTGTAGTGGTAGTTTCACATACAGGTGGTATTTCAGGACATCTTCTTACACACCCTACAGTTAATCTAATCACCTTACTAGCAATATCTTCAACTGTATACTTACTTGCATACTCGATATTGTAGTATTTATATGTTAGGATACGTTTGTACGTAAGAAGCTGTACAATCTTATTAGCATACACTGGTCTGTTTAGCATAAATACAACATTGTTGTATAGGTCATTACCTAGCTCTGCTAACTTACAGTCTATTCTTTTGAGTAAATCCTGAATGTCTCCACCCTCTGCACAACATGTTGTTTTAGGTCCTAACATCTTACTTCTTGTTTTTCTTTAGCTTACCTTGACAATAGCTGCAAAGACCTTGCTTCAGTTGACATCCGCAACCCACCTTTGCACCACAATTTGCGCACTGTGCCATATTACTTAAAGTTTATTACGTAGTTGTTACCTGAACAACCACATCCACATTTCATGAAATGATCAAGCATTTTGTTTGCTTGGTCGTATAATTTTAGAGCTTCTTTCTCTGCACAATTATTTGCTGCAGCAATAGCTCCTTGTATAAAAAAGTTTATCGTATTTAATGTTACACTGTTCTGTGTAGAGAGTGCACCATCACACTCCATTAAATCTAGATGTAAGAACGCATTATCGAACTTCTCCTGCAGTTTATCCACACGTAATACACTTTTAGTCACCTCAGCAATAACTGGTGAGCTAATTTGGTATTTAATACGATATATACCATCTGGTAAAGGTTCTCTACAGTCTGGTTCAGTTATTTCTAAATTATTAGATCCATAGATGTTTGTCTCTTCTGGTGTAAATGCAACATTAACTTCATCAAATCCAGGAGGAGTTATATAGAGTGTCCCTAATGTAGGAACACCACCTACATAAATAGAAGCATCTGTAACTGCAAGAAGGTTTACATCATATGTTGGTGGTACAAGAAAGTCCAATATTGTTACTGCCATAATGCTTTAAAAAAAATGCCAGAGGATCTGAGTTTTAATCCTCTCACCTCTGGCATAGGTTTGTATTTATTGTATTCTACTTATACTACTAATTATGGAAGTTGACTAGTAGTGGTTGTAGTGGTAGGACAAGTGTCACCGTACTCTTCACCATGAACATCATTAACAAAGTCGAAAATAAAGTCATCAGCTAACGTTCCTTGAGGAATAGCAATAATCACAGTTTGATCTTGCATTACATAGTCTCCCCATTGATAAGCTGACTTGTCATACTCGTTGAACTTGATATAAATTGTATCATAGATAACACCATCTTGAACATAAGATTCAAAGTTTTGGTTGAATCCGTTCATACGGAACAAGTGCTTCAAGTAACCTGCTTGATAGCTATAGAAGTTCTTTTCTAGTTGCTTAATCTCATCAGCAGTACCTCGTGGTAAAGAAGCGTTTTGAGTTACAGTGGCATTAGCTACAATGTTACAATTGTCAGCTACAATAAAGTCTGCAGTGGTAGCAGGTCCTGAGTATACAAAAGTGCTAAAACGCATTAGGTCATACTCAAATGGGAAAGCTGCAACATCACAAGGCTGTCCATATTTAGTTAATGGTTTTCCTGTAATTACCAATTTTGCATTTGCATCTGCACCAACTCGCTCGAATGTAAGGAAGTTAGTTAAACAAATGTTGTCTGGGTTGTTTCCAGGAGCACACTCTTCTAACTTAGCAATGATAGAATCGATAAGTGCTGGTACATCAACAGTTTCACATGGGTCAGCACCACAAGCACAACAAGGAGCATTTACAGTTACTGAACGTGTAAGTCCATTGAAATAAAGAGTGTCAATGTAAGAAGAGTGAAGACGTAATGTCATAGTTACAATCTCACCACAAGTTACATTCCATCCATCCACTTCAGTGATTGGAAGTTGAGAAGTAGCACAACCTGTTACAGAATATAATTCTGTAATGTTTACTGTTTGATTAGGAGCATTACTGTTTTTAACAGCTATCTTACCTGATCTTTTAGATCCTTGAAGATAAGTGTTTTGTCTACCTTGAGCAACATAGAAATAAGGACCATCGTCAAGATCACTATCATTTGGGTCAAGTGTATTGTAATCAGGACCAAAAAATCCTACTTCTCCAGGAGCTAAGTCCTGAGTTGAACCAGAGCTAGGCCATGTCGTTTGACCTACTGGAACCACGAATAACGTGGTTAATGAAAAATCCGCCATTTTAATTTATTTTAAGGGGTTATTATTCGTTTGTTTGTATTCTGAACTGAGCACTTTGTACTGCAGCTGCATTTTCTGTGTACATTGCTAGATTCTGAACTGTTAAATCTAAAAGCTCATCTTCTAAATACGTTTCAAGCTCACAGTCTTGATCAGTAGATGGTGATCCATCTAACATGATATA